GGGTCGTATTACAGTTGCCGTTGGCATCCGGTAGAGATCCATCCGGACATCTTTGAGGCTTATCGCAGCCGTAGACCGGATCAGGGTCTGAGCCGTCCGGACATTTACGGGTCGTATTACAGTTGCCCTCTGCGTCGGGCAAAGATCCATCAGGGCAGGTCTTTACGTCAGGTATGCAGAAACCTAACGCATCGGGCTTAGTGCCCGGCGAGCATTCTTTAGCGCACGGATCAAGTCCTGCAAGAACACGTGCAGCGATGTATACGAAGCCTTCCTCGCAAGTCTTAGGCGGCGGAGGAGGTGGCGGAGGCGGAGGTGGCGGAGGAGGCGGAGGCGGCGGAGGGGGTACAGGACCATAGTTAGTCGCCCCTCGTCGCGGTGTAGTTTTAAAGTAATCCCCCATATCGACAGCGGCTCTGCCAATAGGGGGAACAAGTAACGAACGGTACCACTCAGCGAGTGATTCATCGTACGGTTGAAGTGAAGCAAGACCTTCCGTTCCTACGCCTCGCGGTGTAGGTTGAGTAAGGCGCGTAAGCGGATCGCGGTTATACGGATCAACGCCCTGAACTGACCCGATGCTAGACGCATCGGTGCGATACCAATCAGTCAGGGCGGGTGCGAAAGGGCGGAGATTCTCGAAATACTTCCGCCTCCTTTCTTCTTCAGTTTCCTCTTGTAAATTACTCGCCGTCTCCGAGACGCCGCCTTCTGCGAACTTCTTTACAGACGCGATGCCGCCCGAGGCCATCTGCAAGCCAAAGCGACGTTGGTCCTGTTGAGGCGGTGGCTGCTGATACCTAGGCGGTGGCTGTCCCGGTTGTGGCTGAGGCTGATTCTGTGCGGCTGTCTGCCCCGGTTGCGGAGTCGTAGTCGCCGGGCGAGTGTAGTCAGGATACTGTGTAGTAGTACCTTGGTCAGTGTAACCACCGCCGATAAAGTACGGCTGACCCGGCTGAGTAAAGAACAGCGGGTTGACCTGCCCACGGCTGTACTGCACGTTGCGATACTGCGTCGGCTCCGGAGTCGGAATACCCGGACGCTGCCCCGTGATCTTCTGCTCAGCCTTTTTAGTGGCGTAGAGCATGATGGCGTCCATGATCGGATCGCCTGAACGGTACAGTCCCTGTTGCCCTTGCTGCGTAGTACCGGTCTGACCGCCGCCCAGTGCTCGACCTAGAAGGGCATCAAGACCGCCAGTGGAAGGACTTTTTCCAAGTGGAGCCTCAACGGTAGGCTTAACGTCCATCAGACCCGGCGCTACTTCGCCAAAGTCCTCTGCCCCACGGGGAGCCTCTTTGTACCCAGCAGGGCCAGCAATACCCGGAATCTTTCTACCTTGCTGCATCCCTGCCTGAATGCCGCCGAGCAACTTAGTCCCAACGTAGGCTTTCATGCCCGCTTCGAGACCCTTTTGCAGATCACCCTTGATAGCGCCGTAGGCGGTACCGGCTAGGAGAGCGGTGGTTTGGGGATTTTCAAGGATGGCAGTGCCAACCTTAGTGACGGTTGGTTTGATCGTATTCCATGTTTTTTTAAGGAAATCCGTCAACCAAAACGCTTCTGGTAGCCCAGTTTGCGGGTTGATAGTCAAGGGCAGCCCGTTGGCCGCTGCATACTCCTTGAGCACCTGAATCTCTTCGGGGTTCATGTGGACGAGGGTGGAGTCCCCGCCACGGCCTTGAGCGGCTACAAGGGATGCTAACCCCGCCGCAGGATACTTATCGTTCATACGACCCCCGTGGGGTAAAGTTTCTTAAATAATATCATGTAGCCGCCTGATAAATAGCCGAGCCGTAGTTCGACACCCAAACCACGCTTAAAATGATGGACGGGATGGCTGGCCTGTTGTTAGTAGCTGCCACGTACGGAATGATGACATCGGTATCAGCAGACTCCCAAGCCAACTCAAAGTAGTCGTTGGCCTCCATCACAAGCACAAAGTTCCACGCCGCCACGATCTCGTTGTTTGGGCCGTCGATAACGATTTTGGTATTTGAGTCCGGTACGTTGACTCCATTAATCCGGGGCCAGATGTAGACCGCGCTCGCACTACCGCCAGACTTGTCTAGCTGAGCAGAGAACTGAAAGTTGTATACACCAGTATTGGCGACGTAAATTTTGGAAGTCGGGGTACCACGAGTAACTTCGTAGTCCGAAACGACCGAGTTAAACGTAAAAAGATTGACCGTATTAGCTACCGGGTTCGTCTGCGTCGTAGTGTCGAAATACGAAGCGTGTGGAGTAGGCGCATTGATTCGGTTTGAGACTTGGTTGAAGTACAGACGCAGGACGTTATTGAACTGCTCCATACCACGCTGATCGTATTGCCGAAGCGCAACTGGCAAATTTGGCGGAACTACACCACGTGGAGTTGTCATTATCGGCGACCGTCCGGCCTGATATCAAGACGCAACGCACCCACTTGCCACGACACGCCAAGCCCAGAAGACCCGATACGTACGGCCATCTGCCTACCGCGAACCCGAGTAAACAACTGCTCGGTATAGATCTCGTACGGCAGTACTGCCGTGGCATTGACCTGTTCTATATCAGGAGTGCCGTACGCGGAGCCGGGGTAGTTGCGCGGATAGATCGAGATAGTAACTGATGGCGAAGAGGTCGTAGACCCCAAGAACTTGATATCCGGGATGATGCGGGAGACGAAGCCGAAGTTGTGTCCGTCACCGATGTCAAAGTCAGACGACTCAATGAAGCAAGTAATTGGGTGCGCCACACCCGTCGCAACGTCGTCCCAACCAACCTCGTGATACAGGACTTGGTTCGGTGCCGTCATCGAAACGGTAGTACCCGTTGTGTGAGAAGCCGCAGTTGACGATACTCCAGCGGGACTATTCGCGCCTCGTATGCATCCAGTCAAAGTGTCGCCGCTGACGCCCGTGTAAGTGATGTACTCACTATCAATTAATACTGTACCGGCTCGTGGATACGACGAAGCGTCAAGCAAAGCGATAGAAGTGACAGATGAATTGATGTCCGTCGCAAGGTAAGAAGTCTGGATGCTGAACGACAGCATCGGATAGTCACGGATGGACTGCGGAGAGAACGCAGATCGGTTCAAGCTGCCGTATGACCATACGTTTTCAAGGTAGTTGTAGATTACTACCGTGTCATTCACCGTGCTGCCCGTGCTTGGGTAGAACCACCAGATTTCACTGAATGCTTCGTTGTTACCGCACATGACCTGTGCGATCTGATCTTTATTCAACGTACTGAAGATGTGCTGGCGAATCGTGCAGGGCAACGTATTTACACGACCGTCGTATACGAAGAACTTATCTAAGCCCATCCAGTACACGGCGTTGTTGACGTTGATCACCGCATTCTGAGAGGCAATCGAAACGTCCTGATCAAGCAGGGTGAATCCAAACACAAACGGAGGCCCGAGGTACTGCATCGAGTACACAGCTGTATCCGTCCAAATCACAATTTCCTGACGAGCAGTTGTCGCCGTTACGATCTTGGAGCCATTAGCAATACGTTGCTCACCTGACTGGTTAGTAACTTCAGGCACCCATTCATACGGGTTGTCTGCATCCGACCAACGCACTAACAACGGATCAAACGACGTACTGAAATTAGTCGGGTCGTAAGGATTAGATCCAAAGCAAACCGTAAAGTCGTCAACCGGAGAGTCAATAATTAACCCGGTTTCGTCAGGCACATGCCGTCCAGCATAGCTAAAGCTCAGAGCCGAAACCGTGGCTGAAGCCGTTGTAGCTGTTGAGATAGTGACTGAAGTGCTGCCATCCCATGCCGCAGTGACATACGTGCCTGAGACAATACCACTGCCTGAGATGACTGAACCGGTGTTAATACCCGTAGCATCAGCTACGACGAGCGTGACAGAACCCGAAGCGTAAGCTGCTGTTGTGGTCGTTTTAGGTACAGAGTTAGCTTTCTCTTCAAGCGTGATAGCCCGTGCCCACGTAGTAGTGTCATTAGTCCAGTAGTAAATCGGACCGTTGTTCTCAGCAAAGATCAGGTCATTACCATAGTTAAACTGTGACCACAAACGCAGCGGAACACCCTGCGGAGTTGAAGAACCCCAACCGCCTGATCCCCACGGAGGACCGCCCCAACCGACGTTGGACGTATAGACAGCGGTACCAGCATCAATGTCGATACTGGCAATAACTAATGAACCGCCGCCGGTCGTAGATGAACTAGCAGCAGTTGGGGTTACGATCACGAGCGAGTTATCGCCCGGAACTTCTATGATCTCAAACTGCCCATTTAGGGTCAGACTGCCTACCGAAGTCGCGCCAGAAAAGGTGACATAGGTGCCGACTGACGAACCATGTCCTGAAGCAATTACGGTGACAAAATTACTGCCCGCCGTAGTTACAAACGGATTTTGCGTCAGATTAAGTGAGCTACCAAGCGGGGTAATGTCGTGATATTCGCCGCCCAGTTCGACATAAAACTTCTGATTTGTGCCGACGCCCAACAGGTTAAGGCCATCAATCGTGACCCAATTCCACAATGATCGAGCAACGCCTTTAAATGTGGACAGGATGGTGGAAGAGTTTATCCAGCCACCGATCTTTTGGGCGTAGCCACCACGGAAACGCACCTTGTCTACGACGAAGTAACCCCCCTCGCCCGCATAGTTGGTGGTTTCGCGATTGACGCCGGGGCGGAATTCGACCTTCTGAAGTGGCATTACATAACCCCCGACAAGTACAGCGCACGTTCGTCCATACGCCGTTTAATCAGTCCCGGCAGTACTTTACCACCGGCCTTCGTCCATTTCATAAACTCGTCGGCTGCTTCCTCCAGTTCGCCCCGGTTGGTCTTCATCCGAAGGGAAGAGCGTTGGAGATTGCCGAGACCCACGTTGAAGGCAAAACTGACAAGAGAATCGAAGACTCCCTGATTGCCAACAGCAGCAGGGCAAAGTCGAACCACACCACGCTCAAACCGACGAAGGTCTTCAGCAAGTATCCGGTCCACCTCGTCCATCGTGATAACCCGGTCCCAGCCTGCGGGTATCGGTAGATTCTTGCGCTCCTCATACTTCACCGTAGCGTGAGCGGGGTCAATCACATGGCCGACGCCCACCGTCCACAAAAGCGCCGGGCAGCGGTAAGGCTTAGTCCTCACCCCTTCGTGGTGTTTGATCATCTGGATGGCGGCAGGGCTGACTTTCACTTCTTGCCGAACGCCTGCGTGCCGAACCAAAAGGCGATGATTGAGGACAAAATCAACATCTCGTCATCCGAGAACACTTCAGCCATCGCAGCGGCAAACGGTACACCCGTGTTGTAGGCGTACCAAACACCAGCAATGTTGATAGCAACAAGTTCCAGCACGAAGATATAAGTAACGACCGGGCGGACGCTGGCGCGGAGATTGATCATCCACTGCGAGGCACCCTTGCCGATTTCCATATCGTGCTGGTACAGGGCTTGGCGTTCCTCGCCTGCCGTCTGCGTCTGGATTTGCTCTAACTTAATTTCCTCAACCCGTGCCTGTGCAATAAACCCACGCTCTGCGAGGGCTAGTTCGCGCTCTTTCTGAGCGGCAACAAGGGCAAGTTCGTGCTTTTTGTCCTGCCGGTCTTGGAAGATTTGCAGAATCTTGGGTAGCCCACCCGCGAGGAAGGACAGGAAAGTTGAGATTAACGTCATCATGATCAGTACTCCTTACCAAGCCGATCTTTAATCAGCGCATAGTCGGCAGCGTACTGCTCCCGTACAAAGTCTTTAACCTTCTGCGTAATTACACTACGACCAAAGTTAGTAGATACATTGTAATTTTGGATTGGTTGGGCGTAGTTATTGGTAATACGGCGCAGTTCATACTCAAAATTTTGATAGTCCAAAGCAATTACGTTTGGCGTATCAAACCAAAGGTATTGTGGTCTGAATATGCCGCCTATGACGTTGTAGTTGTCCAACTGATCAAACATATCAACAACTTCGTCATATGTAATTTCTTCGCGAGTTTTATTTATTTCATGATCTCGAAGGTATCTAGTAAGAACATCAGCCGCGCTTGGAATTTGTTTTAAAAACAGTATGCAACTTTCAAATCGGGCTAATGGGTCTCGCACAAATCCGTACATCGAATATCCAGCAAGGTTGGGATATTTGACAATCATTTCTGACGGATATGAATGATGTTCGCCAATAAATTTCCAGCCTATTTTATGTAAAAAATCTTGAGCAGTAGTGCTTCCAGTTTTAGGTGGAAGTACAAAAGCTTGTTTTGTAAGTTTGTGAAACCACATTACGGCAACTCCGACTCATCCACCGGAATAGCATCAGCGAACCCGCCGGTTCTCTTCTGTGCAGCGATCTTTTCTTCAGTTGTCGGGCAAACAAATACATCAGTAACTGGATCGTATACGTGCCCTATTCCGGCGTATATCCCACGAATGTTGCCGTGATACGATGTTTGTTTCCAAAGCGTTCCCGTACCAAACAACGACTGACAAAAAGCAATTCCAAGTTCTTCTGATTCGTTACCGTTTTCATCAAGTAATTCGTTATTGTTTACAACAATTACCTGCAATACAGGATATCCAGTGACGTAGGTGTTCTCGGCAACCAAAACCGTAACTGTATCTGTACCAAGTTGTGCAAAGTGAGCCATACAAAACCTTTAGAACGTGATTGAACCAGAACCGGTCCACTGGTAAATACGATAGCCGCCAGACGTAGTAACGCTGGGAGAGCCGGTAGTAGAAGCCGCAGCAGGATACGTAGATGGATAACGAACAATCACGATACCGGAACCACCATTTCCTGCTGATGGAAAAATCGCCCCGGTAGGAAATTGCATACCAGCACCGCCGCCGCCACCGCCAGTATTTGCTGAGCCTGCTGTGCCGCTTCCTGCATTACCCACTCCGCCGTTGCCACCGCCACCAGATCCACCAGTAAACGCGGTTGACGCGTTTCTACCGCCACCGCCGCCACCGGCATAAGTGACAGATGAACCAGAATACGAAGAAGCAGAACCGTTGCCACCGTTACCCGGACTACCGCCCGCTGCACCAGCACCACCTCCGCCGCCACCTCTTTGTTCGCCAGTGCCGCCGCCTATTGCTGAGGTGCCACCAGCATTACCTTGCCCCGAAGTGCCATTACCACCGTTATAGGCAACGCCAAATTTAAAACTCTGATAAAGAACGTGGTAAACGTTGTCGGCTGTACCGCCACCGCCGCTACCGCCGCTGCTACCTGTTTCATCGCCGCCATCATCACCACCAGCGCCGCCGCCAGTAGAGGTGATATTGCTAAATACAGAATTTGACCCGCTAGTTTTATTAACGTTGGCTGTACCACCAGTACCACCGCCGCCCACAGTGACCGTATAGGTAACACCTTTTGTTACAGCAAATGCGGTTGCTGTTCTAAATCCGCCGCCACCGCCGCCGCCGCCAGATCCAACAACCTGCCACGGATAGCCATGAACACCATAGTAATAACCACGGCCGCCGCCACCGCCGCCAGCGACAACAAGGTAATCAACGTTCGGTGTTACGTTGGCCTTACCCCAAAAATCAGTTGGCATGGTGATTGCGCCGCTAGCTTTACCAGCGAGAGAACGCACATCAGCGTCATTTAATGAAATTTGTCCGGTAGCAGATTTGCCTAGCTCAAGAGCAATAGATTGCCCTGCGGTAGAACCGGCAAGACTAATTGGACCTGATCCATTAAGTGGCATGGCTTACTTCTTCCCTTCCAAAGTTTCGACCTTGGCAGACAATTCCTTGATTGCCTCGATCAGAAGTGGTACTAGCCGTTCGTAACGAACAGTCATGTAGTTTTGACCAGATGCACTCTCACCGCCCGGTGCCATATCAAACGGTGCTAGAGCCACAACGTGCGGCAGCACGGCAGCAACTTCCTGAGCCGAAACACCGACCTGTTGCTCGCTGCTGTTAAACCCAAACGATTTGGCTAGTTCATTCTCTACATAAAAATAGCCGCCCAAAGACTTCACTTTTTGAAGTGCATCTGGAATCGAACCTTGGAAGTTCTTCAGTCGAGCGTCGGAGTAGTAAGCAGTGATGTTATTAGTGGCAAGAATTTCTCCCGCTGTACCAGACGCTGCCGTGCCTACGCCAAGCGAATTGACTCGGCCACTACCTGAATAAGTAACCGTTGTACCAGTCAGAGTCGTTATGTTGGCTGAACCGTAAGTAGCCGTCGTACCCGTGAGGGTCGTGATGTTGGCTGAAGTAGAACTTAGATTCGTAACCGTGGCCGATGTATAGGTAGCCGTCGTACCGGCAAGGGTCGTAATGTTAGCTGAGGCATGAGTCGCCGTCGTGACGTTCATGCTAGTACCGGTCAGGGTCGTAATCCCTGCCGAGGTTGAAGTCAACGTCGTAATCGTGGCCGAAGTCGCCGTCAGATTAGATACGGTAAAACTGTTCGTGCCAAAGTCAGCGATGTAGTTCAGGCCATTGACGATATCCGTGCCGTTCGACACAAGGACAACTTTCTTACCCGTAGGAACCGAAACGCCAGTCTGTCCCGTAACCTTGACCGTTACTGCACCCGTAGAATTGTTGTAGATGAAGTAGAGCTTCTTGTTAGCCGGGACGATCAGGTTAGTGTTAGTACCACCCGTGCCGGTCAACTCAATAAACATGTTACGGGCAACACCGGTCGCGCCGTTCGGGATGGTCAGCGTAGTATCTGTACCCGTAGCAACGGCTTGAGTGACGTAACCGGAGATGGCCTGCTCAAGCAGCGTACCGAGATTGGTATTTGTAGTATTACCCCACGTACCCGCGCCTTCGCCGGTAGTCAAAAGGGTCAAGGCCAGATTTGTACTGTAAGTAGCCATTTAAAACCTCACGCCGCAACCTGTGTCCAATTTGGATTTTGTGTATCGTCAACAGGAGTCCAAGGACCGGTCGGGACCGGAACAATATTACCCCAAACAAGCACTTGGGCTACAACGCCCGTGCCGACAACCCCTGTGGGGAACACAACCGCCCCCGCAGACGTAGTAACCGTACCGACCGCGCCCTGTGCAGATACTCCTGTGACCGGAACACCCGCCCCTGCCGCTGCCGTAGCTGTGCCAAGCTGACCTGTACCTTCGACACCGGTAACAGCCAAAACCTGATCGGTAATAACAAAAACATCGCCAACAAAACCAGCGGTCGTAACCCGGAACGGAATAATTGTCGCGCCTGCCGCGACTGTGACATCACCAACTTCACCCGTGGCTTCAACGCCTGTGACGGGAACATCGACAATAACGGCGACAGAAACTGTTCCGACCGCACCTGTGGCCTCAAGACCAGTAACAGCCAAGACCTGATCAGTGACGACAAAGACTGTACCTAGCTGACCATTAGCGGCAACTCCCGTAACAGGAATAACCGACTCGGCAACAACCGTGACATCGCCAAGTTGTCCAGTAGCCTCAACCCCTGTAATACCGACAGGAGCAGATGCAGCAACTGCAACATTCCCAACGAAGCCGGTAGCCTCGACCCCCGTGACTTCTGCCACGATGGTAATGAAGATTGAAACGTCGCCAAGCTGTACGGTGGCAGCAACACCACTCGGGAATACGTTGGCAGGGGCTACAACAAGGACATCACCAAGCTCACCGGTAGCACTTACCCCAGTTACAGATACGTTGACATCGCCGCTACCAAGATCAGCAAATGGTGCGGCTGCAAATGGGGTAAAACCGAACACAGCTTATCTGCCTGCCTTCAGTGCTTCGACCTCCGCCTTCAACTCCTTGATGGCTTCGATCAAGAGCGGCACCAACTTCTCGTACCGAACGGTCATGTAGTCCTCGCCAGACTTGCTC